ACAACAAATAAGACACATATTAGTTAATTCAAGAGGTAAATCAAAATTTGCTCCTGAGGCTGTTAGGGAATTAATGAAACAACCATCTTATTTAAAAAGTTTAGCAAATAAATCAAGCGAATATTTAAATATAGCACCTATACCCCTAACTCCTCTGAATTCGTTAAATATTTAGAAAAGAGATATACAACCACTATATAACCTACCTAATAATAATTAAATCTTTAATTTTATTTTAATTCATTTTTTAACATTTTAACATTTTAACATTTTAAAAAATAAAAAAAAATATAAAAATCAATATACAACAAAAAAATTAATTATTTATTGAGTTAAAAGACTGCCTTTACCGCTCCAAAAGTCTTCATTGGTAGATTTTTTCATATATGCTTTATTACAACGAACGGCATAATCATAATCACGGACAATTAAGCGTGTATCGGAACCACCACGTCTCCAACTAGGGGCAACAGATTCTTGAACGATATGGTCGACATTTTGAACATTGTGGGAAAGGTGGTCGATTAAAGGAGTGTATTGTTGAGGAATAGTAACACCAGAAAGGGTATTGCTACTTCTTTTAATTTTAGTATCTTCGGCGAATTTAAGTTCGCTTTCTTCGTCGGCTTTTAAGTTTCCACGTCCCATATAAGGAACGGTTTTGTAAGGGCGTTCGAATAATTGTTGATTACACTTGGGGTATTTTTTATGTAATCCAATACGTAATTTACTACCATCATCGACAACACAGGGGTTTTCAGTTCCAAAACCATTTTTAAAGGGCATAGAAACATTTTCGGTGGCGTGCTTAACAGTCTCGGGGATAAGACATTCACAATCATAAAGATTGGTGACGCTGTAATTACCTGGACCAATGGATTGACGAGTATCAATATCTACAAAACATTTATCATCGTGAGACATGGCTTTGTAATTAATATTGAACTTTTTAGAGCCATCACGGTTAATACAATTGCGTTGTTGGTTAAGCATAGCATTCTTATTATCAAAGTTTAATTCATTAGAACTCATTTTAAATTTATTATTATTATAATAATTATATTATATTATATATATATTATATTTATTAAATATTTTTTATTTTTATTTTTAATTTAATTAAATAAATATAATTATTTTAATTAAATATAATTTTATTAACTATTATTTTACTAAATATAAATTTACTAATTATTATTTTTTACAAAAAAAGTTAATTGAATTTAATAGATAAGTTAGAAAGTATTTAAATATAAAAACAAGTATTATATAAATACGTATAATATAATTATAATATTTCGTAATAAATATTAATTATTTAATTATATTAAATAGTAAATAATAATAGTAAATAATAATAATAATAAATAATAATAATAAAATGTCAAAACCAAATCTCCCAACGTGTAAATTAGATGATGAAAGTTGTAATACATTATTTACATCTGTTAGTGAAAAATTAAAAATAGAAAATCCAACTTTTTTTTATCCTATTTATAAAAAATTAGTTGATGAAAATGCAACATCTGAAGAATTAAAAAATTTAGTATTAGATAGTAAATATAAATGTAAAGAAATACTAGAAAAAATTATAGATAGTGATGATGATGAAGTTTTTTCAACTGATGAAGAAGATATAGAAACGGATGACGAATTATCTAATGAAGAAACGATGTCTAATAATTTAGATATTCAAAGTGATAATCAAAGTGATACTAATAGCATTAAAAGTAATGAAGAAGATAATGAAATACAAAATGACACTATATTAGAAAAAGAAATAAAAGATACACCAATTGAAGATGATGAGAATAATGAAGAAGATTATATAGATGCTTATGATAATTATGATGATAAAGAAGTTGAAGAGGCAATTAATAATACTTATTTAGCAACTGCTATTATTGAAAGAATGAATAAATCAACTAATGAAAAAACCCAAAGAGAAGAAATAATACATATAAAAAAAACGGCTTTACTTGACCCATTAAAAGTTATGCAAGACGAGTATGTTATTCCTGGTAGATTACAAAATAAAACTATGAATGACGAAGCCTTGAAAAATACAACTAGTAAATTAAATTCATATAATAATTGTGGTCATGTTGAATCCTTATTTTTATATCTTGGAAATAAATTAGTTGAAACAGGTAAATGTCCTTCATTTCCTTATTATTATGGTTGTATAAATGGCGAAGACCCTAATTATCATCATAATATTACAGATGAATATGAAACTGTCTATAGAACCAAATGGTTTAAAGACCGTGTTAAAAATGATTTTGATTTACTTATTATTGAGGATAATGATGAAATAGAAGATGATGAAAACCAAAGTCGCAAAATTAGAAGACCATCTAATTGTATAATTGATGACAATGAGAGTGATAATGAAAGTGATTTTAAATTTAGTGATGATGATGATGATGATGATGATGATGAAGATAATGAAGATGATGAAGATGATGAAGATGTCGAAACTGAAACTAAATTTAGTATAGATGATGAACCTGAAGAACCTGAAGAAAAGAAAACAATTGATGTTTCAGCAGATAGTGTTGTAGATGCTATTGATACTCAACTCGACACTATTAATAAAACTATTGAAGAAACTGAACTAAGCAATAATGAAGAAAATCAAGATGAAATACTACCAAAAATAGTTGATGTATCTTTTATAAAAGGTATTGATGATGAAGATTTTGAATTTTCTATTGATATTAATGATAATGATAATGATACTACTCTAGAAGGTGGCAATGTAAAAGAAGAAGATCAAACTGAATACCAAACTGAAGACAAAACTGAAGACAAAACTGAAGACCAAAATAAAGAACATTCAGAAGACCATTCCGAAGACCAATCCGAAAACAATAGTGATATTGATGATTTTATTGAAGAATTAAGTGATATAGATGAAGATAATTTATCAATAACAGATTTTGAAGATAAACCAGGAAGTCTTTATTATGTTAAATGTGAAAAAATGCCAGTTAGTTTATCATTAATGGAAAAATTAGATGATACACTTGATAATATGTTAGACAATGATTATTCTATGAGTGAAACTGAATGGTTTGGTATGTTTTTTCAAGTAGCTTTTGGTTTGTCAGTAGCACAAAAATACTTTAATTTTGTTCATAATGATTTACATTCGAGTAATGTTATGTTTAAAAAAACACTTCTTAAACATTTATATTTTCAAGTAAATAATCAATATTATCGTATCCCAACCTATGGTAAAATTACTAAAATAATTGATTTTGCCCGTGGCACCTTTAAATTAGGTGATAGATGGGTATTTAGCGACCAATTTAAAGAAGATGGTGATGCTTCAGGTCAATATGATTATCCAGTTGATGGTAGTTTGAAAAATTGCGAGCATAAACCTAATCCCAGTTTTGATTTAGTCAGGCTTGGAACAACCGTAATACAAAGATTAGAAGATGCTCCTAAAGTCCGTGAATTTGTAGAACAAATCACATTAGATGATAATGAAAACAGTTTGTGTTATGATGAAGATACATTTGAATTATATGTTGATATTGCTCATAATTGTCATAATGCTATACCTATTGAAGTAATGATGAGAAAAGAATTTAAAATATTTAAAATTAATAAACAAAATGTTCCAAAAGGACAATATGTTTTTAAGTATTAAAATGATTATTATTTGTTTAGTTTTATTTAGTTTTATTTTAATTATTTAATAAATTTTAAAAATTATAAATTATGAAAAAGTATGAAAAAATAAATTTAAATATGTAAAATTTTAATTAAATTAAAATAAATTAATAAAAAAATTAAAAAGATAATAAAAAATTAGGATACTACGGAAATAGTTGGATTCGAACCAACAACCTAGCGGTTAACAGCCGCTCGCTCTAACCAATTGGAGCTATATTTCCATATTATATATATAACAATTTCTTTAAATTGAAATAATTGTAATTTAATTAAAAATTATAAAAATAAATAAAAATAAAATTAAAAATTATAAAAATAAATTAAATTCTAAAAATTAAATTTAAAAAAAGTTAATTCATAGACACCTCCATATGTTCTGGTTTCCAATATTCAAATGTATTACCAATTGGTCTTTTAATAATCAAAGGTATTTTACGTTGTCTTAATTCTTCTTCAGCAATAGAAATAACACTTTGTCCAGGACTTATTTTAATATTAGGTGTGGCACCACATTCAAGTTGTGTTGCTCTTTTACCAATTAATAAAGCCATTTCATATTTTGTAATACGTGGATTTGTTTTATTTTTAGTATAATCATAATTCATCATTACATTTCTAACATCTAAATCATCTTCATCAAACATATCAACTGTATTATTTGTTTGTTTTGCTTCTTCAATTTTAGGTTTAGTAGCAGTAGCAGGTGTTGAAGCAATAGATTGTTTCTTCTTCACTTCAGGTTCTTTCTTCTTCACTTCAGGTTCTTTCTTCTTCACTTCAGGTTCTTTCTTCTTCACTTCAGGTTCTTTCTTCTTCACTTCAGTCTCTTTTTTTTCAATAATAGGATCTTTAATACTTTTAGAAGGTTTAATTATAGACATAGATTTTTCAATTGTAGTATTGTCTTTTTCACTATCATTATCTTCTTCTACTGATGACTTTTCTTCTTTTGAACTAAGTTTTTCAACCTTAATAATATTTTTATCATCTTGAGGTTTATCTATTTTAGATTGTATTTTAATTTTTTTAGGAGGCATTTTTAAATTATAAAAGTTAAAACTGATAAATCTATAAATTAGTTATTAATTCTATATAAATTATTAATATAATAATTACTATTTTATTTTATATTATATATATTATTTTTATATTAATTAAATCATATGATATTAATTAAATAGTATGATATTTAAAAATCAATTTTAATTAATAGTAAAAATAAACTATATTAATAAATAGTAAAAATAAACTCTATTAAATAATTTAATATATACTAGATAATAAGTTAATTACAGGATTTTCAAAAAAGAATACAAGAAATCCCATAATACTACCAAGAATACCTCCAATAATAACTTGTTGTATAGTATGACACCCTTCTATATAAACTCTACTATATGAAATATAAGTAGCAATACCTAATATGAAAATACAAGAAAGTATTAACCACATATACCCAAGTATTGTAATAGGTTTATTATCTTTATCATTATTATACCATTTTTTTATTATTTTTAAAATAAAATAAATCGCAACAGACCAGGCAATTTGACTATGTCCGCTAGGCATTCCATAAGTTGTGGAAAGTAGACCATCTAAATATGTTCCACAACTTGTAGCATTCTCTGGTCTTTTACCAATACCTAAAAGTGGTATAGTTTCTATATTAAATAATAAATAAATAGATTTACTTATATATTTTAATAAAATATTACTAATAATAATAATATTAAATGAAATAAATAAATACAAAGAAGAATAAGATGGTTGTATTATACAATATAATAATAAAGCATAAACATATAGTATTGGGGAATACCTTGCTAGTGTAGGATTTAATTTATAACGTTTTTCTGTATTCATTTTAATTATAATAATACTAATAAAATTAAAATAATAATATTATTATATTATAATTATATTAATATATAGTAATATTATTCTAATTTATACTTATAATTATAATGAAAACAATGTATAAAAATGAAACATTAGTAATATTATGCTATATGATAGTATTAATAATACTTTATTGTATTTATTTAGTATATAATTATTATGTTGTTAATAATAATAGTAGTAATAGTAAAAAAAATAGTAATAGTAAAAAAAATAGTAATAGTAAAAAAAATAGTAATAGTAAAAATAATAAAATAAATAAAGAGTATTTTAACAATAATAATAGTAAAAGAAGTAAAATGATGAAAATATATAAAAATAGTAATATATTAGACCCTGATGAAGACCCAGATGATGAAGGTGATGACCCTGATAGTAGTTATGGTAGAGACCCTGATTCACAATATTTAATTTAAAAAATTATTTTTACTAGTAGATTTTTTACTAGTAGATTGTTTACCTTTGCTTTTACCTTTGGTTTTATCTTTACTTTTATCTTTGGTTTTATCTTTAATAAATTTATCAAGAATTTTAATACATTCAGAACCCGGTGTATGTAATTTTTGTTTAATTTTAGTTTCTAATTGTTCTACTGTTAATTTATTATTTTTTTCAAAAAGACAATGACATAATTTTTTAGCAATAGTTTTATCAAGTTGTATATTATTATATTTTTTATTTTTTAATTTATTAATACATAATTTATTTATATTGTCTTGTTCATCATCTATATTATAAATCTCTCCAATAGTGGTTTCACTTTTAATACTTTTTATACTAGATAAACTAGAAAATGATTTTTGACTTTGTAAATCTGATAAAGTTTTAATGCTAGATTGTGATTTACTTAAACTATTTGACTTTGATTTACTTAAACTATTTGACTTTGCTTTATTTTTTTTAATAGTTTTTTTATGTTTTCTAGACTGTTTAGATGTTTTATTTTCTTTATGTGGTTTACTTTTGTTATGTGGTTTACTTTTGTTATGTGTTTTACTTTTGTTATGTGTTTTACGTTGTTTAGATTTTTTACTAACAACCATTATTAAATATAATTTATAGTATTAAATATAACAAAGAAAATATATTAAATATAACAAAGAAAATATATTAAATATAACAAAGAAAATATATTAAATATAAAAAAGAAAATATATTAAATATAAAAAAGAAAATATATTAACAAAAATTTAATTATAAATATATTATATTATTCTAGATACAAGTAAATACATATTCCCAACAATAGTATAATATAGATTACAAAATAAAATAAATAGTTCATATCTCCATATATTTTTTCATTACTTTCATAATAATAATAGATTATTGCTATTAATAAACTTTTAAAATAGGTTCCCATAAAATTAGGTCTAAAATATTTTACTAAATTGTCTTTATTAAATACATAAAATAGCCATAGAATAGGTAAAAAATGCCATAGTAATATAAATATTACAAAAATACATTTATAACTATCTCTATCTTGTTTATTTGGTAATGTAGATTGTAATATTCCTTTCATTAATTCATCTAAATCTGTCATCATCATATATGTAATTATAATACAATTTGTAATAACTAATGGAGCAACAATAAATAATAATTCATACGCATTCATATAATAAGCAATAAAACTTAATATAATTGATAAATTAGAAATATAACGAAAGGATAACATTGACTTTATCCAGAAAGAAAATGGTAAAACATCATTGTTTGTATTCATCGTAGTCATATGTTTATTCATAATAGTCCTATTTTTATCTATTTAAACTTTACTTTTTAATTAATTTATTTTTATTTAATTTATTAATAATATTATTGTAAATTTAATTTATTAATAATAATTAAATTTAATTTATTAATATATTATATAATTATAATATAAATAATAATAAATAATAGAAAAAATAAATATAAATATAATTACACAATGTCAGCAACTGTTTTTAATCCTGAACCAACAATGCAATTGTATAATAAAAATAATGTAAATCCATCAAAAATTAATACTACAAATGATCATTTTCTAGTCAAAGATTGTGATGGTAATTTTAATATGAATAATGATAGAACTAGTTTAGATAATGTATTTAATCAAGAAACACCTTATAAATTTCCTGCGTTAATTATGTGTAATGATGTTAAATTAAACAATCAAAATAAAGATATTTACCAAAAATATTCAGATATTATTTATGATAAATGTGAAAATCGTTATAATATACGTAATTTAAATTCTAGTGCGGGTGTTTTACAAGAAGGTTATTCTAGAAACATTGATGTAGATAGTCATTTAAAAAATATTAATTATTATACAGATAAATGTTATTATGACAATTGGAAATTATCTCCAAATGATGATAATTTAAAACCTTGTCATGGACTTAAAGAAAATAAAAAAATGTTAGTTCCAAATTATGCATCTGTTGGACGTAATTATGAAGATTGTATTGCCAATTGTAATTTGAAAGTGCCTTGTCATAATTCACCACCTACTGATTTTAATTGTGCTGTTGATGTTAAAAAAAGATATGATTTTGATAATCATAAAATACAAGGTGAAAGTTGTATAGCACCTGCTGATTTTACTACTTTTAAAAAAGCACCTGCTCCTGATGTATCTAATAGTTCTAAATTTCCTAATGAAAAAAGAACACGTGAAATAATGAACTCTATTAATAGAGATGCTAAACACGATTATTATCAATTCTTTGAAAATAATAAATGCCAAATTTTCCCTCAACAACGTATCTTTAATAATGTTACTAAACGTTCTATGTTGCCTACAACTTATAATTTAGAAGACATTGCTCCTAAATATTTAGCCTAATCATTTATTACAAATATGTATATTTCATTCCCACTTACTTTTTACTTTAATTTTCACTTTATTTTTCTTATTTTTCTTATTTTTCTTATTTTTCTTATTTTTCTTTATAAAATAAAATTATATTTTTATTATCCAATTATCCACCAATTACCATCATAATATTGTAATTTAATAAAAGATGTTGAAACAGTATAAGTTGATCCAGAACCATCTATTTGATTACCATTAGGATTAATAGTAAGAGCAAATGAACCACCAGTAGCATATTTTTTTAATATATAAATTCTACCTGAAATAGTAGTTGCTGGTAATGTAATAGCAAAAGCACTGTCTGTAACATCACATATAACTGTATGATGTGTATTATCTAATGCTAATGCGGTTATTGTTTTTGTAATAGGTAATGATATAGAATTATTTATATTAATACCATCTGTTGTTATATCCATAGCACTATTTTCAGTTGTTCCAGATCCACTATTAATAAAAAATCGCATTGTTGCTTTATTATCACTGGCTGTTCCATAATGTGATGTTTCAATATGACCTAAATTAACAAATGGATTTGTATTTGATGTATCACTTGTATCATATCCTCTAAAATTAAGAGATGTTTTTCTTTTATTTTCACCGTCATCAATTGATGTATTTGTCATTGTTATTTCTGGTGCTTGTGTGGTACTTCCATCAACTCCGCTTATTTCTAATAATGTAGATGGATTTGTATTACCAATCATTAATCTACCATAATTGTCAATATGACCGCGATGACTATCACTATTATCAAAAAATGAATAAATACAAGGTTTTTTAAATACTTTTTTATATGTTTCTGTTTCTTCTGGACCAACAAACCCTCTACTATCTAAAATTAAAGTTGTATCATTTGTAATAGAAACAACAACACGTTCAACATCATAATTTGTACCTAATATAATACTATCACCAATATTTAATTCACTAGTAAAAAGTGTACCCGTTCCTGTAATAGTTTTACTATCTTTAGTAGCAATAACATCACCAGTTAATAATTTATAAGGTAATGGTCTGCTATTGAGATTATTAAAACGTCCATTATCATCAATTACAATTACTTTATTATTTGTAGAATTTGAGGTTGGTGTTATTAATAATGTTCCTTTTGCAGAACTATTAGGATTACCATAAGCATATAATTGTTCTATTTCATCAGTTGTAAGAATACTATTATAAATTCTCATTTCATCCATATGACCGCGATAATAATTACCAAGTCCATCTCTTGAACCAATATAAGTTTTATCAGAACCGTGTCCTACTACTGTTATATCACCTGAAGATGTAATCGTATTATCTAATACACCATCAACATATAATGATATAGAGCATGTGCTACTACCTCCACCAGTAATATCAACTGTTTGAACAATGTGATGCCAATTTGTATCATTAAGTTTAATAGAACCATTTAATCCTCTATTATTAATAGTTGTAGTATCGCTAGGGACGTGTGTAATTATATTTGATGTTAAAACCATATCACCATTATTACCAATATCACTCACACTCATAATATAAGTTCCAGCAACACTTACATTACCACCATTAGAAATAATATCATAGGTAGAACCATTTACTATATCAGTAGGAATATTAATCCACATTGACATACTCATTTCATGAGGTGATTTCTCTAATATAGTATTTAATTCATTATTAGCATCATTATCAATAAATACATAATTACTATTACCATTAAATAATAAGGCGTTGTTTATAATACCAGTCGTCCAGCAGGTTTCAAAATTAAAATTATTAAGAATACCATTTGTATTTGTTTTTGTTCCACCACGGGTATGATTAAATATAGATGAATCAGTAATTTGAGAGCCATCACTGGAGTCAAATTTATAAAATCCTTTTAAATTTGTGGGTTGGGGATATAAATCATCATATCTTAATGAATTTACACTTTGTATTTTATTTAATACATTATTAGAACCATCACTAAATTTAATACTTTGTAAATCTTCATTTGTAATAACATGAGTAGATGTATTTTGTAAATGAATAGTAGATGTATTTGGAGGGTCTCCAATCGCATTATTACTATTCGTTCCATTACTTAAACGAGTTTTAATATGCAATGATGAATCGGGAGTAGTTGTGCCAACACCCAATTGATTATAATGAGTAAATATAAAATTACTATTTCCATCTTCTAAATTTAAAAGATTATGTTTATATCCAATTAATTGTTGATATATACCTGTATCATTTAAATCTAAACTTTGATTATCCCACGCAATAACAAAACCATAATCATTACCTTGAGTGCTGTGTAAGTGAGTAACAACTTGATTACGTTGTTTTAAGCCGTCGTATTCATTGGTTAATTTTTGTTCCGTTCCAATAAAACTTCCATCTTCAATACTTAAGAGTTGATAATAAATACTAGGAATACTATCTGTAGTCCATGAGACTAATGCTGTGCCTTGATTATCAATAGAAACGTAGGATAAAGGTTTTTTGTATTCAAAAATAGAAGAACTACTTGTATATCTTTCAGTATCATTATATAATGGTGATGTATTTACTTGTTTCGTCCATAGTGCGTCAGAAGAGGATGATAAGTTAGAATTAAAGCGATATGTATCAATACTTCTACTACCAGTATCTAATGTAATGACAATATTAGATGAGGCATATGTAATTGCGTTAATTTTTTCTATTACAGTTCCTACACTACCAACACTAGAGACAATACTAATTTCTTCACCTACTAAAAATACTGAATTATCATCATCTAAAATAATTTGTTTTGCTGAATAATTTAAATCTAAAATAGAAGATGATGTGCTACTTGTTAAACCTGAAAGAGGATTTCCAATAGCATATAAATTTGTATTTGCTTGATAACTCCTATAAAAAGATAATAAAAATCCACCATTTGTTCCATTAACATTATTATTTTTTATTTCAGCAACGGAAACTAAACCATCACTTACATTTGTATTTGTATTTGTAGTAATTGAAATTTCACTAGTTGTTGCTGTTCCTGATGAATTAAAAACACGTGATGAAATACTATAAACAGGGTCGCTAGTGCTATCTAATGCTGACATATAACCAACGACAAAACCATTAGGTGTATAAGTATCATCACTAGGTAATCCGGCAACGAAAGGAAAATTTCGTGAAAATGTAGTAGTAGGACTAATTTGTAAAATACCACCAATAAAATTTCCACTATCATCGATAATTTTTCCGTAAATAGTATATTTTCCAGAACCATTATCTTCAGCCCAAACAATAATATAATTACCATTATATAAACCAGCACAATTTACATTATCTATTGTATTTGAACTAATACGAGTTTCAATATCAAATGCAGTAATAGAATTATTATTATGATAAATTTTACTATAAACATAATATTTTGAATTTGTAGAATTATAACTTTTCCAAGATATTAAATAATGATTAGAATGTTGGGTTTTAGTGCCTGTAATTGATGGAACTGTTTGTGTAGTATCATTTTCTTCCGTATTTACCATAAAATTAGTATCATATTTAGAACCATCAGCCATATAACGTTGTGCAAAAATATCATAATGCGTTGAACCTCCAGTTGTATGTTGGCTATTCCATACTAAAACATAACCACCAGATTCTAAATAAGTTATTGCTGGGTTAATTTGAAATCCTGTAATTGTTTCATTAACATGCATAATTTTATTATAATTGCTATTAATATCTAACGTTGCTTTTGGATAATGTTGGTTTATACTAATAGAGCCATCGGCAGTAATCCGCATTTTTTCTTTATCATTTGTTTTAATGACAATATCGCTAGGTGTAGTAGTATTAATATAAGAATGATAAGGTTGTAATATATGTAATGGTTCTGGAATAGGAATAGATGTTGTATTAGATACTAATGCTGTAATTTTAGTTTGAAATATAAATTCTTGGTTATAGGTAAATCCTGATATTTTAGTAAAAGTAGCACTTAAACCATCTTCAAGAGGAATAGCACTTAAAGTAATGGGTATTAATTGTTTTTGATATATATTACCACCATCATTTGACCATCTAAATGTATTATTAGGTGTGCTTAAACTATCAATTTGTAATAGATATACACGTGATGTTTCACCTGTATAAGAACCACTAATAGTCACATTAGAAGCATCACTAATTGTTGTTACATTTGAACTTAAACCTGTTATTGTATCTAAACGACCTGTTGTTTCCCAATATATACTTTTACCTACATCATTAATAGTAAAATCTTTACCATTATTTACATTTAATGATTTAGGATTATATGTATCACCATCTACTCTAGTTATAACATTATTTGTTTGATAAGAAGTATAAGTTTCTAATATGGCTTTATTATTATTAATACCAAATGAACCCATAGATAAAATACATTGTGTCCCATCACCTAATGTATTACTTGTTTGTAATGTTAAATCTGCTGCAACATTACTCAATTTAGTATTGACAACAATACCATTATAGCCTAATTTATCACTACTTTCCTCAGTAACAGCAACATCTAATTGATAATCAAGAGCACTAGTAGATTGATTTACAAGTAAATTTTGGTTTTGGAATTGAATAATAGGTGTGCCATCACTACTTGTACCAAAATGAATATCTCCTGTTTGTGAAACAAAACTTATAATATCACTACTTACAAAATACATATCACCAGAATTAAGATTATAATCATTAAAACATTCCATATTGAGATTTTGTGTTTGATTAGATGAAGAAGTTCCAATAGGTGATACACCAATATTAATATTAGAACCTTTAGATAATAAATCTATATTGCCATCAGTTGTGTTTAACGTAATACCTGCTGTGCCTGCGGTTTGTAAAATACCGCCATTTGCGTGGGTTGCTTCTAAAATTATAGCATTAGATAAATTACCTAAACTTGTTAATTTTAATTCACCGCTATTAACATTAACAGCAATATTACCATTATCCGAATTTAATTTTATATTATTGGTTGAGTTTAATGTATATGTTGAATTTGTTCTAATATCATATGAACTGCTAACACATTTATATTTTGTATCGCTTGAAAATGTTAAATTTCCATTATTATTTTCTTTTATATTTAAACTCGTTCCACGAATACTATTCATTTTATTTTATAATTTTATAGTTTATCTATTTTATAGTTATATTTTTATAGTTTTAAATTTACTTATAATTTATATAGTTTAAAATTTACTTATAATTTATATAATATAATCTATAATTTTTATATTTATTATTTTTTAAATAAATAAACAATAATAAATATATAAAACTTAAAATTATAAAAGATTATATATAAAGTAAAAAATATATTTATATTATAAGAATAAATAATATTATAAGAATAAATAATATTATAAATATAATATATAGTATTATAGATAAACAAAATTTAAACTGTAATTAAAAATGCCACAAGCAGGATTATTAGAATTAGTAGCACACGGTGTTCAAGATGTTTATTTAATTGGTAATCCACAATTTACATTTTTTAAAACTGTGTATAAAAGACATACAAATTTTTCAATGGAAGCCTTTCAAATTAGTTATGATGCAAAACCAGATTGGGGTAAAAGAACAACATTTAATATTACTAGATATGCTGATTTAATTTATACAATGATGGTTGAAATAGACATTCCTAAAATTTATACTCAATATACTGCCGATAGTTCTTGGGGAGGTAGTGCCAGTGATTTTGATACAACTGATGCAAAAGGAACAATAAGTTGGGTAAATAATACTGGTCATGCGTCAGTTTTGTATTATGATATTAAAATAGGAGGACAACTTATAGATAGACAATATAGTGAATGGATGGAAATATGGACGCAATTAACACAAAGTGAATCTAAAAAAAGAGGTTTAGACCAATTATTAAATCGTAATAGTAATTTAGAAAAAACATCTGCAGCTCAAACTTTATATGTTCCACTTCAATTTTGGTTTTGTCGTAATATAGGTTTAGCATTACCATTAATTGCTTTACAATATCATGATGTTGAATTAGAAGTTAATTTTAGACCTTTAAATCAAATGTATACTTTTGGTCAAAATTTATATTATAGTGCTACAAGTAATGGAACTTCAACTTTAAGTCTTGTAAAATTATATGATGGAACTCAAGATTTAACTGATAGTGATATTCAAGGTAAAATAATTACATTTTCAGATGGTAGCACTTATTATATATCACCATCAGCAACAATTGGTGTAGGTCAAACTGGTTTATCAGGTAATCCATATTTAATTACAATGGTGCGTTCTATTCCTTCAGGATATACAAGTTCAACAATTTATATAAAACCAAATGGAACTCTAGATACAACAAATTATAATACGGGTATTGAAGAAGTTAGATTATATGTAGATTATATTTATTTAGATACTATAGAGCAAAGAGAATTCGCCAATGCCAAACATCGTTATTTAATAGAACAATTACAATACAGTGGAAGTGAAAGTATAGAGGCTAATGCTTTAACTAAGAAAATACCATTAGTATTTAATTTACCTATAAAAGAATTATTTTGGGTAAATCAATTAGATTCTGTATTTACAATTAATGATTTATTTAATTATTCAAATACAGTAGACCCTGCTGTTTCAGCAGGTAATATTATAGATAGTGCTCAAATCTATATAAATGGTATAGAGCGTTTTAGTATTAGAAAGGCTGATTATTTTAGATTAATTCAACCTTATCAAAAACACACTAGAAGTCCAAATGGTTTTATATATATTTACTCTTTTAGTGTTAAACCAGAAGAACATCAACCCAGTGGGTGTAGTAATTTTTCAAAATTAGATACGAAAGAATTATTTTTAAATATTAAAACCAATACAGAAGTTCAACAAGCACGCGTGTATGGTATAAATTATAATATATTAAGAATTATGTCTGGTATGGGTGGTTTGGCATTTAGTTCTTAAAAAAATTAAAATTATTAATTCATTTATTTTTTTATTATTTATAATAATTATAAAAAATAATTATATATATATATATTAATAAAATTTATAAATTATAAACTTCAAATATACTAAACAATTAATAAAATTATAATGTTTTTTAGACTTATATTTTTAATACTATTTTTAATAATAGGTATTTTATTTACATTAGGATATAATTTATTTTCAATTATTAATTTTAAAAATAAATTATATAATGGTGAAATTTTTATAGATAATATGAATATTATTGATACAGAAACAAATGAAACTACTAATTATAAATATAATGACCTTAGTAGTATAGATAATAAGTATAAAACTATATTAAAATTAGTATATTATAGTTGTATACTTACATCTTGCCTTATTGGAGGAGGTATTATAGTTTCATATTTACGTATGAAATTTATTAGTAAAGTTTTATTTATAATAGCACAAATATTTATGACAATAGGATTAGGTTTCATATTATTTATGTATTATTCAAGTTCTTTTATGCAAAGTGTGTTTTTACCAAGCTATATTAGAAGTGCTTCTATTCCCGAAGAATATAAAGAAATTAATACTTCATATGGAAATGGAGGATTATTAATAATTAGTTCAACAGTAGCAATGATTGTAATTTATATTCTATATAGTTTTATAGGTTAATCAATTATTGTATGTAAAAAATATGTTAAAATTTGTAATAAAATTATAAAAATTGATTATTTATTTTATTTTATAACTTTTACACCCTTGAAGATTTAAAATGGGACAACATTTAAGTTGTAATATGTTAAAACTTCAAGGTTTGACTATTTCAAGTCGTGTAAATTATGGGTATGATACTTCTTCAAAAGTATCTGAAGATTTTTTTTCATCTACACTACACCCACAAATAATGTTTTTAGAACAACGTAGCTATAGTGTCATTGATGGAAGATAATAAAATCAGTAACATATCTTGAATAAATAAAATAGGATATTTTTAAATTCAAAAAATTGTAATTTAATTATTTTTTGTCCCATTTTTAAATCTTCAAAGGTGTAAATTATTACATAACAATTAAACTTATAATACATAAAAATGTCAAAAGAAACTAAAAAGATGTGATTAGTAATAGACAATATAATAGATGTGCTAATAGTCCATTAAAACCAGCACTAAATTTAAGTGATTATCGATGCCCTTTTTGGATATGTAATAATGGAGTATTTGATGAATCGGGATATGCTATAGACCATATCGATGAAGTTAGTATAACTAGTAATAATGAATTAGAAAATTTACAAGCATTATGTCATAATTGTCACGCTGTTAAAACAAGAAAATTTAAAAATCATAAAAATATGTTTACAACAACTCAATTACATACTGGTGCGGGTTTTATGGACGTAGATGAACCTTTAAAAAAGAAAAGGAAAATAGAATAAACTTATTCTTCTTCTGGTCTAACTAAACATTCTAATTTAACCCAACTTTTTTTATTTATATTTACTTCTAATACTCCTTTAATAAGAATATTCAATTCGGGACACGGTATGTGAATATCAATATTCACATCATCATTAATATTATTACATTCTCCAGAGTTATTATTAATATTATTATCACTATTATCTATATATGTCTTAATATGTTGATATAATTGTTTAATACCATCAATAGTAGGTTTTAAATGTAATTCATTTAATTTTTTTAATATAGGTTTAATTTCATTTTGTCTTTGTTCTTTAGTTCTTTTAATCATTTTTATAGTATAATTATCATATATTATTGTATAGTATTATATAGTATTGTATATTTATTATATAAATTATAATTTATCTCTGGATACTACTTTTTATATAGTTTACAATTATATTTTTATATTTTATTTATTAATAAAAATATAATTGTATTTTGTGCTATATAATTTACATTTTTCTAATTAAATCTATTTCATATTCATATTCTTTACTTTCTGCTTTTTCAGGACTTCCAGCACTATGAGTTTCTAATATCATTGGTATATTTTTTTTATTACATAAATGTTTAATATAGGCTAATGCTTTTAAACCTTCTGGTGAATTATAGATTTTACCTTTACCTAGTCCACGATGTTCATCTTTTTTCTCACCAACTGAATAACGTGAATCATTAATATGAAACCCTAATATATGTTTAATTCCAATCATTTTATCAAATGTATCTAAATAGTTTTTAATTCCAGATACAGTTGATATATCATAACCACTTACAAAAATATGAGCGGTATCAATAATAAAACCAACATTTTTAATATTTTTATTACTTTTATTTTTATTATCTTTATGAATACCATCCCAAATGAGTTTTAACTCTTCTATAGAACAACCAAATTCTGTGCCTCTACAGGCTGATGTTTCTAAACCTAAAGTAATATTTTTAGGCATATATTTAGCGATTTTAACAATATTAGATACTAAATTATGTAATGCTTCTTCTTCAGATAATTTAGTTTTAAAACCAATATGTAAAACAACACATTTGGCACCAATGAGAGAACCATATTTTAAATCATATTGAATATTATCGTGATGAAATTGAATACGTCTACTTGATGCCGGATAACTACAAAAATTTAATACATAAGGAGAATGTATAAAAAGTGTTATATTGTTTCTAGATACATAGTTTTTTATAGTTTTACATTCATCAGGTTCAAGTTTAGTTTTTTGTTTAAGAGAAAACGAAAGTTTATTACCCATAAAAATTTGTAAAGCATTACCACCTATACTTTCACCATATTTAATACCATCTAATATACTTGGTGATACGCTTATATGACATCCTAATTTAAGTT